GGGGTAAGGTGGCGGTTGCAAGAATAATTGATCAGTGTGTTACGAAAACCCCGGGGGTCGCTCTCGAATCTGCGGGGACGCTCTCACGCGCATATGTGGGGGGGATAGACGAACTCACTAAGTCGTTACTGGCACCGTACCGCCGCTGCCGGGTGGTCTGATGGGGCTGGACGACATTATTACCCGCTGGGCTAACCAGACGGTAGTTATCGAGCACATGACCTCATCGTGGGATTCCGAAGGGAACCAGGTGCGGTCTACCGGCACCAACCATACCGCCATCGTCCAGAAAACCCTGCGGAAAGTCCGGGGGCGGGACGGTACTGAGAAGGTAGCGAACTGCGAGATCATCCTCCACAGCACGTATGCGGTCGGGTATGACGACAAGATCACCTTGCCCTCCGGGGAACAGCCGGCGGTCCTGTCGATAGAATCCCCCGTGGATTTCCGCGGGGTAACCGCCTACTACCGGGTGTTCACATGACGCCCGATTGTGTGAGCGCGGATACCTGTGCCCTGCACCGGGAACTTATTGAGACCAAATTAGCGGCCTGTAATGCCCGCGTGGACGGTATCCTCGCTGATATCCAAGGGGTCCGGGACTTACAGAAAACGATCCTGCACGCCCTGATCCTGATCGGGTTCGGAGTTGCCTGCACGCTTGCCGGCGTGGTTGTCGGCCGGGGTCTGGATTTCGGATGGTTGATCCCATGACGATCCAATCGTGGTCAAAACATGGCAACTGGTCGCCGGGCGAAGTCCTGCGGTCAGGCGACAACCTGATCACGATGGGCGAGACCGGTACCCGGTACGGTGCCACGCTTGAGATACATGGGTGGGACGGGTTACAGGCAAACCTCCGTACCCTCGCCGCCAAGTATCCGGAAGCGCTGGGTATGGCTCTCCGGGAAGAGGCGACCGCTATCATTGAACAGTCAATGGCGGAATGCCCGTATGACCCGATCAATCTTCACGAAGACGGCACGCCGCACCTTGTCGATACGGCACAGGTTGAAGGGCCGTATCACGACGGGGATAACACGACCGTGATCATGTCGTATGCAACCCCGTACGCGGTCATCCAGCACGAGAACCTTGATTTCCACCACCCGACACCCGGCACCAAAGCCAAGTATCTCGAAGGCCCGATGATGGAACGGGCCCGGTTTATCGGGCCGAACCTCATTAAAGCCGTGGATCTCGAACGGCTCAACATCGGGTATCAGGCAGCCGATACCAGAACCCTGCGGGAAACCGCGGTTCTTGAAGCCAAACAGGCCCGGGCGTTCCGGCTGTTCAACTCGTGGGGTGAAGTATGAACCTCCTTGTAGAAGTTGCCTCATGGCTGGCGTCAACGTCAACCGGCATTACCGGCACGGAGATCGGGCCCGGCGTATCGACCGCGTATCCGGTCTACCGGACAAGAATGCCGGCCAGTACCGGCAACTTTTACACCCTGTACCAGTATGGGGGGATGGCACCGGAACCTATTGCCGGCGGCACGATCGACAACCCGCGGTTGCAGGTCCGTACCGTCAGCGCGGCCACGTCGGATTCAGGCTATTATGCAGCACTCACAGCCCAGAACCGGCTACGGTTCGTGTGTAACCGGACCATCCCCACATCTACAGGTTCCTATTACTTATCGATCGTTCCCGTGCAGGCGCCGGAGTCAATGGGTGCAGATTCCAACGACCGTATGCACTGGGTCCAGAACTTCCAGGTCCAGGTCAGTTACTCGGCCTGAACTCATTAAGAGGTAAAACATGAGCACTTTAATCGCAGGACGAAACGGGTTCGGGAGCATATTCTCGTACTCATCCGTGGGGTCGTCCGGCACGTTCACCGCGTGCGCAGGCGTGATCAACATTACGCCGCCCTCATACAGCCGTGGGACGGTCGATGTTACCAGCCACGGGACTACCGACTATTACGAACAGGCGATATCCGGCGGCCCGATCCGCAGCGGTAACGTCGGGATCTCGGCCGTGTTCCTCTCGACCGCAACCCAGCAGGTCACCACCATCCCGACGGACTTCAACGCCGGCACCCGGTCCGGCTGGAAGATCGAGCTGGCCGGCGCATCGTCCGCGAATACCGTATGGTATGGCGACGGGTATGTCACTTCGTACCAGATGACGGTGCCGGGGGAAGGGCTGGTCGGGTTCGATATGCAGATGAAGATCACCGGGAGACCGACGATCAGCACGTCAACCACGTGAGGCGGCCATGAGATCCACCCCCATTATTTTGGACCGGCTCCGGCATATCAAATACGACCTTCAGGCGGTATGGGATATGGATTACCTGATGGGGGGAGAGTTCCGGCACATCCCGGATAAAGAGATCACGTTTGCGCTGGTCCGGTTCCTGCTCTGGTCTGGATTGATATCAGAAGATCCCGCTCTGACAATGGAAGATACAGGCAGGTTGATGACCGAAGCGGACGCTGCAGACAGTAAGAAATTACAAGATATTTCTCTGGTCTGCATTAACGAGCTCTTTGAATCCGGATGGCTGTACCGGCCCGGCACAGACGCCGAACCCGACGGGGAACCACCGGTAACGGCCCCGACCGTCCGCGAGCATATCGGTAACCTCATCCGGCTCGCGCATCAGGCCGGCATGACGGATACGGGGCAGGTCTGGAAACATACACCGGTTGAGATCGAGGAGTTCGCCCGGGCAGTCTCCGATCGGGCTCAGGAAGAGCGTGAAGCGGCTGATTACCGTATGGGAATGACCTGTGCGGTTATCATGGACGCTCATAACCGCGTCAAAAAAGGCGGCGGCCGGTTTGCATGGTCGGACTTTATACCGCGGGCCGCCAAACCGCAGACGGCCGATGAGATGAAAGATATCATACTTGCCGCCAATGCGGCGCTCGGGGGGAACACGATATGAAAGTCGGGGAACTGGTAGCTGAACTCACGCTGAACACTGCCGGGTTCAAACAGGGCATGAGCGAAGCCGATAAAGAGATAAAAAAGGTAGAGGGTGACCTGAAACTTATCAATATCGGCGGGGCAGCGGCGGCGGGTGCCCTTATGGGTCTTGGCGCGGCGGCCGTCCATGCAGCTAACCGGGCGGGCGAGTTTGCCGACCAGATCAACGAGGTTGCAACGGTTACCGGCATGAGTACCGACCAGGTCCAGCGGTGGAAATATGCGGCGGACCAGTATGGGGTCTCGTTTGATGCCCTGACGGTATCCATGCGACTGCTCACCCAGAATATCCAGTCAGTAGACGATGAGAACTCTGAGCTGAAAGTCACGCTGGATAAACTGGGCATCTCGGCAAAAGACGTTAACGGCAACTTCCGGGGCACCAATGAGCTGATGCTGGATATCCTGACCAAGCTCCGTGACATGCCGGACGCCGTGGAACGCAACACCCTTGCCAACAAACTCTATGGCCGGTCATGGGCGGAACTTGCCGATTTCATGCAGCACGACGTTGATCTGGCTAAAGAGATGGCGAAAGCTGATCCGATCAGCGCGTACCACCTGAACCAGGCGGAACAGTACCGTAACAAGATGCACGCGCTCGGGGCGCAGTTCGATCAGATGGAAGTCAAGATCGGGACGAAACTGATCCCTGCGTTCTCCGGTATCTCGTACTGGATGGAACATGCCGGTATTCCGGCGATCAATAATTTCATCGACACGGTTAACCGCGGGCTGATCAATATGACCACGCTCCAGCTTCGCGCCATAGATTTCCTTGCCCGTGCGGTCGGTAAGACGTCCAACCTCGAAGACCAGTTCTCGGAGTCGCTGGCCGAAGAGGTCCGGCGGAACAACGCGGCAGCATCAGGATCGTCATACAATCCCGCGTCACTATACTCCCCTGCCAATAATGCCGGCACGGGGAGCGGGGCTCTGGGCGGTGGGTTCACCTCCGTAGGGTCCGGCGGATCCGGTATTTCCGGCAGTTCCGGATCCAGTGTCTATGCGGCAGACAACCGACCCGGCGTGGCGCTCAGGGACATAACACAGGCACAGTTCGCCCGGCTCTCGGCATCTGACCAGCAGCGGGCGATAAATGCCGGGTTCAACCCATACGCCGGCGGCAGTTACGCCACCCCGGCACCGTTCTATGGCACCAACCCGGAGACCAACCTCCCGCAACTCGCCCGGACCCTCTCGAAGATGAACGTATCAGATGCCGTCCGGGTCCGGCTGCAGAGTTACCTGTCGCGGCAGATGACATGGGGTAACGGCACATCCCCGTGGCGGTCTAATGGGTTAGTAGAAGGTGCCGGTGGGGATCTGGTTGACCAGTATGGCGCCGGCTCATGGGAACGGGACGAACTCGGCCGGATATTCGGCTCGGAATTTTCCCGGCTGACCGGCGGATCCCGCCCGCAGTATGACAGCAGCGGCAACGCGATCATATACGTGACCATTGACGGCAAAGAGATCGCGGAGGCGATGGTGTCCAAACTTGCGCTGCTCGGAGTGAAGACCTGATGGATCTCGAACTGGTGATCGGGACCAGCACCAAAACGCAGTATCTCACCCCGAACACGGTTAACCTGTATGACAACCTTGACGCCCGGACTGCCTTATCGTTTCAGTTACGAATGCCGTCTTCGGATACCCGGCCGGTAGTCGGTCAGCCGGTATACTTGTTATCCGGCACTAGTTACGCCTTCGGCGGCACGCTGGACAACTACGCGGAGACTGTGCTTAACCCGCTGGGCTCGACCACCCCATACCTGACGCTGAACTGTAACAGCGTGGATTTTACGCAGATGGTCGGGAAACGGCTGGTATACAAATCGTATACATCGACAGGTCTGGGGGATTATGATCTCGTGCCGACCACGGAATCATTTACCGGCGACGGGGTGACACGGACGTGGGCACTGGCGTATCCGACCAGCACCGATCCGACCGTAACCGTTAACGGGTTCGCGGCATCAGTGGCGCCGGTCGGCAGCGCGTCAACGTTCGGCTATTACTATACCGGCTCATCGAACATCCTGCTGGCGAACACCAGCAACAGCGCACCGGCCAGCACGGACACCCTGTCAGTAGTCTACTCGGCAATGGTCGGGAAAGCCGCGTATGATTACCAGATCATCAAGGATATCGCCGATAACTTCTTTGACGGGGAAGGGATAGATGCCGAGACCTATGTAAGTACCGGCGTCCGGGTGCCCGAACTCAATTTCAATTTTGCGCCGGGGAACGAGGCTATCAATACGCTCTGCAAGGTTACGGGCCGGTCGTGGTATATCGACAGCACAAAAGCCCTTCATTATTTTGCACGGAGCGATAACCCGGCGCCGTTCGATATTACCAGCACGTCGGATAACTGGCGGAGCCTGACGGTCAGGCGCTCGCGGGAAAAGTACCGGAACAAAGAGTATGTCCTGAACTCGTTCGGCAACCTGCCAACCACGGAATCCTTCGCCGGGGATGGTAAGACGCGGACATTCTCGCTCGCGAGTCCCTGTTACGGCAAACCCGTGATCACGCTGAATGGGTATAATTGTGACGTGTCCGACCTGTCCGGCTCATCCACGCACGGGTATTACTATTCCCTCGAATCCAACATCATCACATCCAATTCCACGAACAACGCGATCGCGTCCACGGATACCCTTGCCGTCCAATACCTCGGGTTATACCCCGTGGTGGCCGTGGCGGTTGACGGGGAAGAAGTGGCGGTCCGGGCGGCTATTGAAGGGAACTCCGGGGTATACGAGGAAGCGGAGACCGGCAACAAGACGTATGTCAGCACGCACGCGATCGAGTACGGCAACTCGATCCTGGAGAAATACGGGAAACCGCTGGAACAGATAGAGTTTGAGACCGATACCGACGGGCTGAAATCCGGTCAGATTATCAAAATCACGGTCAGCGCCAATGATCTGGACGATTATTATTATATCATCTCAGTTACCGCCCGGGATATCAGTATGGCTACGTTACGGTACAAGGTCGTGGCGGTGTCCGGCACTGACCGCGGCGGCTGGGTCTCGTTCTTCCGGTCGCTGATCTCGGACGTGAACCAGGTATACACCGAACCGTACGTCAACCTGACACAGACGCTAGCACTTACCCGGACTGAGAACCTGGAGGTCTCGGACGCCGTGACCGTAACGATTACGGTGCTGACCATATGTTACGTCGATACAGCGCAGGTGGATACCGCGATGGTAACGTGAGGGGGATATTATGAAATCAAACATTGAGATTTACGGGAATGTGCGGATCGTTTCGTACGATCTGCAGGGCCGGGTCATATCGCAACAGGCGGTTCATAACCTTGTCCCGAGTACGGGGCTGGACCTGATCCTGAACCGGCTGTTATCGACGGGAACCGCGCTGGTGCCGCACCATTTCACGTTCGGCACGGGAACGACGGCGGCATACTCGACGGATACCGGGCTCCAGAGTTCGGCGTATGATATCAGTTTCACAACGCCCTCTGTGGCAGCCGCCGAAGTCACGTTCAACGGGTCGGTATACTCTACTGACGGGGTGGGGTCAACGTGGAATGAGATCGGGATATTCACGAGTTCCAGTTCGCTGGTAGCCCGGGCCCTTATCGCCCCGCTCATCAAAACCAGTTCGTCCCCGACCAACGAGCTGATCGCATGGTCGTTTGACCTTGTAGCCACCACCTAGGAGGATCATTAATCATGGCATACACTTCTGAAGACTGGACCAGCGGGGAAGTTATCACCGCGGCCAAAATCAACAATCTTGAAACGCAGTACAGCCAGATCAAGGCCACGTATTTTGATAAGTTCTCAACGGCCAGCACCGGTACATCGCTGATGGCAGTTACCAGCACGTCCGCATACGCTACGCTATCATCCAATTTCATTCATATCGCAGTCCCGCCGGGCATCCAACAGTCACGGTTTGAACTGTCAGTAACCGGCCAATCGCTCAGCACGATCCCCACCGCTACGTATGTGATCCTTGTCCGGGGGTTAATGGAATCAACACACCGCACAGTGGCCGCAGGGCTTGATTATGCCGGCTATGTGTGGTCAACGTGGACAACCGCCGCTGCCGGCCAGGTCAAAACCACGGGGTTCTCGGCGATGGGTGGGGAATGGTTGACTCTCTACACCTACAATCCGACCAGCACAACGTTTAATCTCTGGAACATCAAGATATCCGGTACGTCCACGGCACTGGAAGATAACGCATGTTCGATATTCCGGTGGTCTGCCTCCTGTGTTGGTATTCCCACATCCACCGGATAAACCATTTTTATAAAACTATTTTTTAAAACCCTGCAAAACTAGCCCGATATACGCGCTGGAAATACCCCACCTATATTAATATATGGGCACGCTC